AGTTATATTTCCACCTAAACTAGAGGCACCACTAAATGTAACAAAATCGTTAATTACTGCGCCATGACTTGTATCGGTTACGGTGATCGTAGAACTGCCATTTGTAGCGGAAAAAGTAACATCACCCGCAGCGGTGGTAACGCGTAAAGGTGTTATATCATAAAAGTTTTGTCCTTCTCTTATGTAATATTTAAAAGTTGTTCCTATTCCTAAAAATTTACTAAGTGCTGTGTCTACCCAAGGATGTAATCCTCTAGCAGTCCCTAAAAAAGTGTTCGTAGTAGCCTTAACCCAGCCACCTATTTTTTCTGGTAAACCTTTACGAAATCTTACAAAATTAGCATTAAACCAACCACCCTCGTTAGAGTAATCTGTGCCTTCTCGATTAATTCCTGGTCGAAAAATATATTTTTGTAATGGCATTATTCATCTTAAAATAATTGGTCAGCTAAGATAGCTCCTGCACTTAACAAAAGTGTAACTAAAGTAGCTATCACAAATAACTCAAGACGTTTTATACGATTGATAGTTTCTAGCCAACGTTCCGTACAAACTGCTTCGTGTTTTTCAAGATGAGCTGCTACTTCCATTACAGTTCTTTTGGGCATTATTTATCTTTAGCTTTCCCTATATTTAAAGCTAAAAAGTCTATGACTTTGTACAGTTTAGCCAAAAATTTATCTCCTTTGGGAGTAGGTGTAATAGCCGCCACTAATGAAGCTATCGCTATTATGGCTGTAACCCAAGCAAAAATATTAAGATATAACATTTATTTTCTCCTTTTTATGAATTAGCTGATATGTATGCTTTACCAGTAGTAATAGCATCACTACAAGTAGTCTTTTTACTTGAAGATGAACCCACAATATTAGGTTTATCATCAGTACCATCATAAGCTAAAATAATTTCTAAATGGTCAACATTACGTTGTATCAATTCGTTTATATCAGCTTGTGACATTTCTGTGTCTTTATCTGCTGTACCACCAATATATGTTGACCTTTTGCCATTAGTATTAACGTCATTTATAACTGTAGCACTATCCTCTGCTGCTGTTAGACATTGTGTTACTGTTTGTGCCATATTATTCTCCTTTTATTGTTTTTCTAATTCTTCAACTTTAGCAGAAAGTTCTTGTACTGCTTTAACCATCCAATCTTCTTTGTGCGTACCATCATGCGTAACACTATTTAAATCTGCGTCAGGGTTTGCGTCCCAATCTATATACTTATGTCTTTTATCCCAATAGTAAGTATAGGGTGTTAGTTGGTTTACAAAATCTAAACCAGCAGATAAAGGTTGGAAGTCTGTTTTATCTCTTTCATCAGAGGCTACAGATAAAGAAACTTGTACGTTTATTTTTGAGTGATCACCATTACCTAGAGTAACTTCGTTATTACCAGATGTTAAAGCACCTCCAGGTGAACCTGAGTTACCAGAACTTGTACCAAGCATCAAAAGATTACCACCAGTGCTTACCTCTCTTCCAGCTTGTTTACCTACCGCTACGTTATTACTACCTGTAGTACCGTTTTCTAGTGCTTCAACTCCGACCGCAACATTGCCAGAACCTGTTGTGTAATCAAGTGCTGCTGCTCTACCTACTCCAACATTATCTCCGCCAGTAGTTAGCTTACCTAATGCCTCATACCCTACTCCTGTGTTATTAGCTCCAGTCGTAGCAGCATCTCCTGCTTCAGCTCCTACATATACGTTTTGTCCGCCTGTAGTAAGAAGTTGTCCTGTACCTCTACCGACTGCTGTGTTGTTTGAGCCTGTTTCTAATAAAAATAAAGCACTATATCCAAGACCTGTATTGTTGTTTGCTGTAGTAGCAGTAGATAAAGCAAATGAGCCTACTGCTGTGTTTAAGTCTCCTGTTGTATTTGCATCTAAAGCTGCTTGTCCAACTGCCACGTTGTCTGTTCCAGAGGTGTTCGCACCCAAAGCCTCATATCCTACTGCCGTGTTATCATCTGCTGTGGTTGCAGCATCTAAGGCATTAGTACCAACTGCTACGTTTTTACTACCTGATGTAATATTTTCCATAGCACTTTTTCCAACTGCCGTGTTGTTATCACAAGTAGTTCCATTGAATAAAGCGTTGTGTCCAAGTGCTGCGTTGCTTACACCGCCATTAAGTGTATATAGTGCTTGAAATCCAATTCCTGTGTTGTTGCTAGATGTAGTAGTTGTGTTCAAAGCAGATTTACCCACAGCCGTATTGTTTGATCCTGTAGTGTTTGCCCCTAAAGCATCTCTACCCACTCCTACATTACTGCCCCCTGTAGTATTAGCATCCATAGCTAAAGTTCCTACAGCAACATTGTTTTCACCAGAGGTACTTGCTTTCAGTGCTCTATCGCCTACAGCCACGTTGTTACCCGCAGTTGTTAATGTTGACATAGCTAAATGTCCGATAGCTACGTTATCACCACCTGTTGTTTGTGCTGCTAAAGCACTTGTTCCAACGGCTACGCTATCTGTACCAGTTGTAGTAGCGTTCATAGCTGAGTGACCAATAGCTACGTTATTATCTCCTTGAGTCAAGGCTGCAAAAACATCAACACCTACTCCTGTATTAGAATCAGCAGAACTTATAGTGCCTGTTGCATCATCACCAAACATTATGGACCCTGTACCAAATGCTTTGTACTTTAATGCTGAACCATTAATAGTTAGTGCATCTGTTTCTGTAGTACCGTCTACATCAACGTCACCAGATATGTCCAAGTCAGTCCCAATTAGTGTTTGAGAAAAAGTCACTTGTCCATTAGAAGCTATAGTTATAGCATCTACATCAGAAGCAGAGCCTATAGTTTTACCGTCACCAATGATCAAATCATCAGTTAATGTCACTATACCTGTGACTCCTAAAGTTCCACCTATGGTTGCATCATCTGTAACTGTTAAATCGTCTTGTACTTTTAAATCTACTGTAGATAGACTAGCAAAAGCATCAACAACTGCTGCTCCACTACCAGCTCCATCTAAGTAAACTGCTTTAGTATCACCAGCGGGTATGGTTACATTAGCTCCAGAGCCTTGCGAAATAATAATATTTTGAGAACCGCTTGTGCCATTCTCAATAAACTGCATTCTGCTTATGGTGTTTGGTCCAATCGTAATCGTACATGCTGAATCTAATGTTCCTGTGTATTTAAGATACATGGCTCTACCAGGATCACTAGCACCGTCAGCTACTGTAGTAGTGTGTGTGTCAGCATTGGTTGTTATAGCCTCTGTGCCAAAGCTAAGAGCCTCTCCAATCAACTCGAGGTTAACATTCGTCACATCACCCCAAGTTCCTGACGCATCGCCTGTCGCCATTTCGTTAAGTCTTAAATCGTTTACATATGAGCTTGCCATTTTAAATCTCCGCTTTGATTATATTACATTTTTCATAATAGTTAAGCAACTTCTTCCCAATTAGGGGTTTGTGAATCACTTACTATTGCCCAACCAGGAGTTTGTGAAGTATCTATAGGTCCCCACACTAAAAGTTGACTAACAGCTCCCGTTGCTTCTACTCCTGTTGGAACCACAATAGCTTGAGCATTTACAGTTAAAATACCTATTGCTGATGTTGCTCCAACACCTGTTATAGATACAACATTTTCTGTAAGTATTGTTAGAGTTCCTAAAGAACCAGTTGCTGATACTCCTGTACACGCTACGTTAGCGTCACATATTACAGTCTCGTCTCCTACTGAAATTGTAGAAGCGGTGCCTGAAACACCTGTTATTGCAGCACCTGCAGTTAAAACATTGCCTAGTGCTGTTGTTCCCGCTAGACCTGTTACAGCTTGGTTCGCTGCACCTGTGGCTGTAAGGGAACCTAAACCACCTGTTCCCGCTAGACCTGTTTCAGTTACGTTTGCTGCACCCGTAGCAACAAGAGAACCTATACCGCTAGTGGCTGTTACACCTGTTTCTGTTACAACTGCTCCTGCAGAAACGCTGACCGATCCTAGCGCAGACGTTCCTGCTAGACCTGTCTCTGTAACATTAGCTTGTCCTGTAGCTGTAAGAGAACCAACTGAACCTGTACAAGTTACGCCTGTTTCAGTTACATTCGCATCGCAAACTACTGTTTCTGTGCCTAACGCAGAAGTCCCTGCAACACCTGTAAGGCTTACAGTTACATTTACTATTGCAGGCTGACCCCATGGACCTGAACCCCATGTGGATCGCCCCCATCCGACAGACACTTGTTACTAAGCTATTCTTATTACTGCGTTACTTGCGTCTGCTGTTGGAAATTGAATAGTAAAACTTCCCGCAGTTGATGTCTTATCTCCGCCGAAATCAAACACTGCAACAGCTGGATCACCTGACGCAGAGTCGTTGTAAATCATACAACCTCTTGCTGTGACCGTTGCTGTTCCAAATGTAAGATCGTTAAAATCTGTAAACGCAGTAGTTCCAGAAGATGTTGGATCGACATTTGTTAACGCTGCTCCGCCCGATGTGTAGTTTGTTCCACTAGCTTGGTTAGTTGTAGTAAACGCTGTAGTAGATGCACTCATAGTTGCAGAGCTTGTGTATAACGCCAGCTTAAAAGTGTTGCCACCCGAAGCTTTAAAATTGTGAACACCCTCTAAAAGTTCTTTTTTAAAAGAAGTACACATTGCTTGTGTTATCGCCATTATAGTCTCCTAATAATATTAGCTAGGTCTTTTTGACCCTGTTTTTCTAATTCATTACATATCGTACAAACGTGATTTTTTACAGCCTCGTTCATATAATAAGTAATAACGCTTTTGCATGCTTCTTTAAAAGCATGAGCTTGTGCCCTAATGGGTGCAGGGGCTGTGTCGCTGATCGAAACTAATCTATTAGTTGCCATCTCTGCGACTTCTTCTACAGTGTGCCCTCTGTAATCTGTTGTGGTAACACCTAAGTTACCAACTTCTGTATCTGAGTTAAGTGAAAACATTAATATTCCTCTGGTTCTGGTGGTAAATCATTTCTATCTATCATTTGTGGTTTAGGTTGGTTTATCTGCTCTACCTCCGACCATCTACAAGTCTTTATTGTATCCTCTTTTTGGTATGTAATAATAGGGTCTTTTAACCTATGATACCCATAAAGTTTTTCTTTTATGTCTACGTTTGTTTCTAATAAGTTTGACCTTGGAGCCACAGACACATTTATATTGTTTTCCATACATTTAGCTAACCAAAACTCACAACAAGCTTTACCTGATTCTGCATAATGCATATTTGTCTTATATGTAAAATCAACACCAAAAATAGTTAAGTGGCTAACTTGATTCCATAACGCAAAAGCTATTGCGTACGCAACTGTGTTATTGAAATATGCACAGCCCAAATCACCTACTAAATACGGTAGCGGGTATTCCTCTGCATAAGGGACTCTTTCATCTAGTTCACAGGTATATATTGGATAAGTTACAGTAGGAAGATATTTTCTCATCATAGGAGTCATACTTCCTGCGTCTTCTGTGTCAAAAAATCTAGTCATAGGGTCTAGTATAAATGCCCTATCTATTTCAGGTAATACACCTATCATAGCGTTGATTGCCCAGATTTCGTCAAAAACCAAACTATGTGTTCTTGATAAATGATAATCTATCTGACTTTGCCCCATCGCAACTATCGCTACGTTACTGTCTTTCAGTTCACTTAGAGGTTCTTTTAACATATTACTGAGGAGGCAATCTTAAACTATCGTATCTTGATTCCTCTCTTTCCTCTTTTGATTCACCTAATTGTTTTAACCCATTTAATCCTTGAGTATATTGTTCTGCGTATGTTTGTATATCTGCAGGCGGTAGTTTCATAAAAATAGCTGCTTGTACTAAACAACCGAACAGTAACGTATTTGATGCATTCGTTGCTAACCATGTGGTGCCTGAACCTCCTGCGTCTACTAAAGAAGCAGGTCTATAAAAATAATGAAGCTCGAAAGTAAAATTACTGTTCGGCGTAGGTGCTAAAATAAAAGTGTTTTCATCAAAAATACCATAAAACAAAGGTGTTCCTGTTGTTGTTGCGTTAGGAGTATAATCCCTCATCCATGAAGTATGTTTTAATTTTAAATAACTATAGTTATTACTTGAGTCTAACACCGCTAAACTAAACGGTGCTAAAAAATCTGTAGGCATGCTTAAATAAGTGTTTCCAGAAGCTGAGGTTCCTGTAACGTTTTTTCTAAATACAGAAAGTTCTACCGCCTTTAAAATTTCTTCTTCTGTTTGTTTTATAAACGTTGGAATAGTATTAGTAAACGTAGTTTCTGTGTTATCCATATAGTTTTGGATAGTTGAAGTTAGTTCGTCGTATGTAAATCCTGCTGCCATTATTCTGTACTCACTGTTAATTTACCAACTGCTGTTTGTCCTACCTCTCCAGAAAAAGCACTACCTATGTTCGGGTCGTCTCGAAACCTCATCATATTAGTTCCTTTTTGTGCAATAACTGCAGACGAAGGATTAGTTGTAGTTACTCGTCCCAACTGCGCTTGTGGTAATGGAACGTCGGGACGAGCTTGCCATAAAGACTCTGCATCATTTGGGGGATGAGCAGGGTCTAATTGTGGGTGTTTCGGATCGTAACATTCAGGACATACTCTTGTATGATCCCATTCAGTACGCATCTCTAGGTATCTATACCTAAACCCACAGCGATCGCATATCGAATACGCGTATTTGCCTGACGCATATGCCATTAAATTCTTCCTCTCCTTGAGGGAACTAAATGAACAGAGGATCTATCCTCGTCATATTTAATAGCGTTTTCTAAATTTTGTTCGTATAAAGGTTGTATTAAAGAAAGTTTTTGAGCGTTCTTTTTTAAACAAAGATAATAAGCAAGTCCTGAAACTAAACAAGGTAAAAACCTGCTAGGTACGTCTAAATCATTTACAGAGGCAGTTGCGTCTTGTATTCTTCTCCAAGAATAGTAAACGAGTTTGTCCGTTGAGTTCTCTGGTGTTGGATAAAGATGAACAACAGGGGTTATCAGTCTTTCTAACCAAAACTGTGTTGGTCGACCCGTTGTAGATTTTACTGGGATATTTATATATTCGTTACGGTCAATCCTACTTAAAGAAAAATCCGTAGTAGTTCCGTTTACTGAACGCTCTATATATGCGTCTAATATATCTATATCAAACTGGTTTAAAGTATATGTTTCGTCGCCTTTAGTAAGTGTTTGCTCTACTTTGGTAACTTCCCACATCTGTATACCTCTATTCGACCAGTCTGCGAATAAAAGGTTTAAAGAACGTCTTGCAGTAATAGCGTCATATGACGTGCGGGCTTCTAAACCCGCAAGTTCATATGCGTCCTCTATTGCGGTCGCTACATCTAAACTAAATGTACGAGTGCCTGAAGTTGCCATATTAGTTGTAATACGCTATAAAAAAGTCGCAATTCGCTAATACAACATAAGCTCCTGTGTCAAATTTAACTCCATCATTAGGCAGGTAATGATCAAAATATTCATTAGCTGCCGTTCCAAATTTAAACTCAACCAAAAGTTTTGTACCACTAGCACCTGTTCCATCGTAGATTTTTATTGAAGCGTCTGCCGCACTTGACTGAGCCTGAACAGATTGTATTCTTATTGGTCCTAGGTTAGTTGCAGTTCCTGCTCCTGACCCAATAAAACCTTGTAACTGTCCCGTAGCTGAAAGTGCTTTAGACCCTTTTACATCTGATGATGCCATCCTATTCTCCTAAATTACTATTAAGCGTCGGCGAATGGTGTAACTATAGTTCCTGAACCTAAAATAATTCCCTCTACAGCATACTTCGCAGAAGCTATTGCAGTTACTTTTACAATACTACCAGCGAGTCCGCCTTTTGTACTTCCGTTCATAGTAATTACATCATTTGATGCAGCAGATATAAAAGTTTTACCTGTAGCATCATCTTTACCTGTGTAAAGACCACCAACAAACTTATCGGTTCCGTCTGTTAATATGTCCATATCTGTTGCAGCTGTTTCAACAACAAAAAAGAAACTAGCTCCTAAATTATTTAATTGATTAGGATCGTCGTCTCTTCCTGGTGCTGTAGCTACAATGCTTGGTAAAGTAAACTTACCGTCTGCGTCATTACAAGTAAGAACTTTACCTGCGTGTGCTGCTACTGTAAGTGTGGTGTCTGCTGTTAAGCTTACTACCGTTGCATTACCTGCTGAAATAAAACCAGCTAATGATTTAACTGGTCCTGAAAATGTCGATTTTGCCATAATTAAGTCTCCTTAATACTCTATCGTCTTGGCGAGTCTGCTAGGTCAGTCGATAGATTAATTGTTTCTCCCTAGGTCTTTTGTCATTCTATATTATTAATTTTAAAAAAGAAAGGGAAGCCGAAGCCTCCCTTTCTAATAACAAAAGTTATTTACGCTCCTGGTGAACCGAAGATTCCTCTCCAGTCACTGAACCCAAAGCTATAACGTTCTCTAGCTTTATATCTAACGTTACCAGTTTCGAAGTCTCCTTCCATACTAGTAGCCACAGGGGTTCTAACAAAATGCTTTAATCCATTAGGAACATCTGTTTTCAAGAAGAACGCATCAGTATCTGTTAGATAATGATTTACCGCGTAGCCTCCAGAAACCATGCCCATGTTTCTTATCGCATTTATGTCGTTGTCAGAGGTATTAACTCTTCCTGGACTTTCCATAAGTCTATCTGCTGTAAATTGCAACGCAGGCGGAATAATTAATTTAGTCGCCTGTGCGTTAATTTTCAAACCTCTTTCATCTTGAAAAGCTGCGATATCAATCAAAGCTTGTTCAAGCGAAGTTTCGTTAAGGTCTGCAGCTGTAGATAGCTCATTTCTTTGATCAATGTTAGCAACAGTTGGGTGATCAGTTGCACAAAGTTCTTTACCATCACCACCAGGAAAACTGGAGTTGAAAGCATTATTTAGAACGTTGGCAGCCTTCACTTGTTTTGTTGTAGACATTGAACGAGCTAAAGCTCTTGTATACCTTGAAGAAAGAGTATCATAAAGATTGTCTTCAATAGCTTCTTCAGTTAAGGCGAAAGCTAATGCTACAGTCTCGTGAGAATACCTAGCTGTGAAAGACTCTTGCGCTGTGTCGTAAACGACTGCAGCACCCTCGCCTTTAACAGTAGCTTCTCCGAAACCACTAAGCATAACTTCTTCCTCAAAAGCTCTTTCAGAAGTTTCTGTGTCGAAGATTTCTTCATGCTCGTTTTCATAACGATCATACTCTAAACCAAAAAGTGCGTGTAGTCCAGGAGTCAACTCTTTGACTAATTGTGCTCTATTAATTGCCATTATTTATTCTCCTAAATTAGACCGCAAAAGTATTGGTCGGGAAGGTGAAGTAAGCTCTAGCATTAGCACCTATCGAATTACTCGGCGCTAAATTAAAACCTACGCATAACGCTACACCAGATGAAGTAGTTGCAGTAACACCTTCTTTCGATCTACCAGTGACAGTGCTGCCAGCAGTAGTTGAAAGAGTGTACTTGTTTCCGATAAAACTTACTGCAGGAGTTCCTGCTGTAAATTGAGCTTCGTAAACGACTCCAGGGTCGTTATATACCAAAGCTTCGGCATCCGCACTTCCTTGGGTAGCAGTTGAGCCAGTCCATACTTTCGAGAAAGTAGGCTCGCCATCGGTCGCTGTGAAGAACACACCATAAAACACACCTACAGGAGTGTCAGTAGCTCCCGCTTGTTGTACATAACCACTAGAAAGTGTTACTACGTCTCCGCTAAAAATAGAAGTTCCGTAGCCACTAGCGATTCTCATACGAGCAGGTCTAATAATTCCTCCATACATGTGGTATGCTGGCGTGAACCCGTTTGGGGCATCTGTATTTGCCATAATATATACCTCTATATAAAATTATTAATCAGTCGATTCATTAGGTCGACTTCCAAATTGAACCTTAGATGATCTTTGGATATCGCTATCTTTTAAAGGCATCTTAGGATCGCTTTCCCGCAAATAGTTATGATCAACACCATTGATTTGGTCGCTTGTTTGTTGTCTAAAATAAGCATCCCGTTCCTCTTTGGTCTCGTTCGGAACTTTTGCGAGGATTAAACCACCGACCCCTATTACACCACTCCTACGTCCTTCTTCAATCGTTGGAGCTTCGAAATCAGGATATTCCTCTGCTCTCACAGGTTCATATCCCTCTCTAATACGTTTTGACATATTAGATTTATCATCTTGTCCTCTTACAGACTCTCTAATCCAACGATGATGATATCCAGGAGGGGCTTTAGGTGCGTCTAACATAGACGGCGGTCGCCATGGTTTTCTGCGAGTTTGAGTTTCTCGAGTCTCTGCAGACCTGGAGTTTCTGTTATTGTTATCTGTCATGTTTATACTCCTTGCTCAATATGTTTTGCATATTCTTCTAGTGGCACGTTTAGTCTTTTAGCTATTGCTACTTGACTTGGCGTGAGTTTTATTTTGCGCGCATTTTTCTTACCAGTAGCGCCTCTGCTACTGGCAGCAACCTGTTGCGTGGGGGCAGATTGCTCTTCCGAAAACTTTTGAGGAAAATACTCTCTAATTTTTAAGTCTACTTGATCATAGTAATTATCTGAATTAGGGTCAACGCCTTCTTCAATTAATTGTCTATGTATACCAAATGCTGCGTATGTCATAGCTTGATCATTCCCGAACCATTCGTTTTTATTAGCCCAAGCTTCTGCTTTTGGGTCGGGTTGTGCTGTTTGTTGTTGTGTAAACTCTGGGAAAGTATCAACCTCTTCCTCAGTTGATTCTTGTCTGATTTGCTGTTGCGCAGATAGACGTTTGAGGTTTTCAGCTTCTGCAGCTGACCTCGAAAGTTGTTCTGTTGCACTAGCAATTCCATCAGGGTCTCCCGTCTCTTGAGCTACTCTTAAATTATTTTTCGCTCTTTCAAGGTCCGATTGTATACGACTATCGTACTCTTTGAAAAGGGAAGAATCAGAATTTTTTAATTTTTCTTTTAGCTGTGTATTATCGCTATGAATAGTTTGTGCGTAACTTACTGCTTCATCTCGCTGTCTTTCAGCCTCTCTCATTTTATAAGTTAGCTTATCTATACGCTTTTGTACGCTTTCACTAACTTTCTCTAACTCAGCCTCCTGAGACGTTTCTTCAACTACAGGTTCTTCTATAGTTGGTATAGAATCGTCTACGTCAGCTTCTCTTACATCAACTTCCCCTTCAGGAAGTTCTAGTTCTATTTTTTGTGCTTCTTCTTGCATGGTCTTCTCCACGTTTATGATAGTATATCTTCAGGATTATCAATAACAGCTAAAATCTCATCGTCATTTAAAAGACGCATATCGCCTCCTTCAATTTTAAAACGAGCTCCAGCATATCTTCCAAATATAACCCAGTCCCCTTCTTTACACCAAGCTCCGTCTGGAAACTTGTTTTCGTCTTTATAAGCGTCAGGTCCAAGCCTAACTACATAGCCAACTACAGTTGCTAATCGTTCTTTATCAACTGTTTGTTTAGCCAAATGTATTCCGCTTTTAGTTACAGACGGCGTAGAAAAAGGAAGGATTAATATCCTATATCCTGTAGGGTGCGGTAATTTTTCCGTGTGCGAGTCTAACGTTTCAACAGTCAGTCCTACTTCCTGTTCTTCTACAGGTGGGGTGCTGCCAAAATTATCTACTCGGTTTGGAACAGTATCAGTCATCTATGTCCTCCATATTTGATTGTACGGTTTGAATTTCCTGCTCCGCTATGTTCAAACCTGCTATTTCTCCGACTACTCTTTGGTATTGTTCAAAATCTTGTACACTACCAGTAGCCAACGTTTGAAAAAGATCTTGTTTTCTTTTTCTTATTTTTAGGAGCAAATGCTCCATTACTTTTACAAAGTCCACTAATTATTTAATATATTTGTAATAAAGTAATCCTTTAGTCTGACCGTACCCAGCTTTCATCTGAGATTCTTCACCAGTAACTTTATCATCTTTGATAATAAGTTTACCAGCTTGTACCTCTTGTGTTCTAGTATCGTCTTGTACAGCAGGGTTTGCCATAGAAGAAGATTTAGACATCGACTTAGGTGCTGGATAGTTGTCATTATTAAAATACTTATTCATAACTATTCCTCTCTAGTTGATTGTTTTACTGTTTGAACCAGTTCGTTAAAATTCTTTTCTACTTCTCTTTCGTTCTTCATTTCAAGTTCTTGTAAGTCTATAGCCGTTTTAACTTCTTGTGCGTCACGGTTTGCGTCTATACGCTCCATTTCTAGTTGCGCAGTTATCTGAGCTTTTTGCATTTCTATATCTGCTTTACGCTGTTCACTTATTTCTTTCTGCATTAATTCATCACGTTCTTGTTGTAATTGTTGTTCGAACATTTCACGTTGTGGATCGCTTTGTGCCATAGCTTGTGCTTGTGCCATAGCTTGTGCTTGACCAGTAACTTGCTGTGTTGCTGCTGCCGCTGCTACCGCTATTTCATTCATTACCTCAGGAGGCATAGGTTGGTCTAATGGTGGTAGTGGTTGACCAAGTGCTTGTTCGATTTGTACTCTATATAGCATCGCTTGGTGTTCTTGTATGTTTGCTCCAATAATTTGTAATATCGCAGGGTTTTGTTGTGCCATAGGGTTTTGTAAAAACGCACTATGGGCTGCTATATACGCTTCGTGGTTTTGAAATTCGTATGCTTTTATAGCTTGTCCTGTTAAAGCTGCTTGTTGTTCACTAACTGGATCTCTCGGAGGAATCTCTTGTTCAGCAGGTAATATTGAATCTATATCTTTTATATTTAACGCTAAATACATTTTTCTATATGCTTCGCGTAAATTATGAATATCTGGTGCGGCTTGTGCCATTTGAAGCTGTGTTTGCGCTAAAACTATTCTTTGCGTCATGCTAAAAATATTAGGATCGCTAACAGGGATTACATCTACTGACCTATCGAAATCTGTTTTAAAAACATTAGAAGATGCCCCTTGTACAGAATAAGGGTACTCAGGAGGCAATGTTTCACTAAATACTCTTTTTAATATTTTAAATTCTTGACGCTGTGCATAATGTAAACGTTTATGTATTGCAGACATAACGCGCTGACCTTTTTCTAACAATGCTACAGTAGTTCCGACTGGGGCTTCTGAGTTACCGTCGCTTGTAGGTTGCTCAATAGTTGCTGCAAATTGTTTACCAGAATCAATTAAAACACCTAAAAGATTAGTTAGTGTTGCGCTCGGTTCTTTATACGGTAACGGTAAGAACGAATCCGATAATTTGCCTCCTGGAACATCAACATCTCTAAATTCTCCTGGTTGTAGCGGGTCGTCATGTTTTTGAATATTTAACCCTCTAGCCTTAAACCCTGCTGGTAAGTTTGAAAGTGTTCCTGCGTCTATTAATTGTCTTAATATAGCTGTTACACTTCTGGTCAACCCGCCCATCATGTGAATTAAGCCGAATCCATAAAACCCTAATCCTGGCAAAAATTTAAAGTGGGTGAAGTGCTCTATCTTTTTACGCATCGGATCATTAGGGTCATAGTTTGGACGGATTGCCAGAATATCGTTAGTATCTTTACAAACTGTAACTATGTACGGTAATGCTATACCTGTTTCTTCGCCATTAGCGTCTTTGTCTTCAAAACCTTCTATATCTAAGTCAACGTGTACCTCTAATAAAGTAAATTCTTCGTTTTGAGCTGTTCTTGATAGCCCTTCTATTTCGTCAAACTTATCATCTAGTTCTGTTCTATATGCTTCTGACGGATCAGACATATCCGTGTCTCTGTAAAAGCCTGATCGTTGTAATTTACGTAATTCATTCTCCGTCATGTACATAACATGGGTAATTCTTGGCGCAGTAAGTAAATCTACTGCGTAATACGGTACAACTAAATCTTCTGCTTTAATAAAACGCGATGTTGCGCGTCCTAACGACGGATCATAGTAAATTTTCTTAAATGCTGAACCTGAAAGTGGTAAATAAAATAATAATTGATCCATTTCAGGATCAAATTCTTCCATTTTGTACGTAATTTGGTAATTCATGAAGTTTTTAACGCGATTTGCTTTTTCTAATTTCGCGTCGTTACTAACTCCTAGTATTTCTACGTCAACTGGACCGCCCGCAGGCAATAATTCTTTATAAGCTTGTGATTGAAACTGAGTTACCGCTTCAGAAAGTATTGGATGGTGAACTCCTGACGCTCCTTCGAACGGTTCGGAGCGTTCTTCGCCTCTAATTCCTAATAAATCTAATCCTTTACTAAAAGTTGTGTACCAATCGTCTCTAGAATTTAAATCTTCTTCGTAATATGAAATTAATTCAGAAGCTATTTCTTGTAATTGTGATTCTTCGAGGGCTTCTGCTATATTTTCGCCAAAAGCCATGTTGTTTTGTTGTTGAGGGTCAAAGCCTATCGTAGCTGAACCGTCTTCTGCTATAAATACTTCCGTGTTTTGTGGGTCCATCATAGGAGGCTGTTCGATTTCTATATCTAACTCGCCTTGCTCTATTGGAATTACTGAAAAAGGTTGTTTTTCTATAGCCATATGTGCAAACTCTACTACTTATTTAATTAATAATAAACCCTTTGACGTCTGGGGTAATCATACTCGTCTTCGTAATCCGTAGTTAAGGTTAAAAATCCGCCTTCTCTAAACCTAGCTAACGCTAAAGTTGTAGCATCAACCAAGTCGTCGTTTTCACCACCAGGAAAATCAGAAACTTCTTCTACAAGTTCTTCGCCCCACCTATTATCAGGTACCCAAATCCTGCCGTCTTGAAATATTGGGCTAACTGCGTTAAGTCTAGCAATCTTATCTTGCCCTTTTCCTGGAGAAAATGTATTTACAGGAATACCAACACGCCTTAATTCTTGTACTAACGGAATACCTGATGCTTTTGATTCAATAATTACCGTATCTGGTGACCAATATTCATATAAACGTAAAGCTTCTTGTTTTAATTCAGGAAAATCAAACCGTTCTTTAATACAATCTAATAAAATTAAATGCGCTTCGTCGCCGTTATAGTGTTCGTCGCCTATTTTTCCTTCAGGATAAAACACACCCCACGTTGTTATCGCTGTAAAGTCAGCTCTTTCCGATTTTAAAAACGCTGTATCGTAACTTTGTATTAAATATTCACAAGCTGGCGGCTTATCTTGGTCCCAAATCATAAACCAGTCTTTCGGTATTATCGAAATACCTTCCCCTGTCGGTCTTTGCATGTACTGCGACGCCCATTTCGACGGACTAACAGAGGCTTTTATTGTTTGTAGTTCCTCTAACGACCAAAAATTTTCCCATAACGACCTGCCGCTAGGTAATATCGCAGGAAATTCTATTAATTTCCATTGATCAGCACCTTCGTCTTGTGTCATTTTCTTAATTAAACGCCCTGTTAAATCTTTTTTAGACCAACGCGTCATTACAATTACGATTGCACCTCCAGGTTGTAGCCTTTGTCGTGGTCCTGCCATAAACCATTCATACGCTTCTTCTAGTGCTTTATCCGACATAGCGTCTTGTTCGGAATGCGGATCGTCAATAATAAACAAATCAGCACCCCTACCTGCTAACGCACCCCCTATACCTGCCGCGTAATACTCTCCGCCTTGGCTCGTTAACCATTTACCCGCCGAACGGCTGTCCGCTTTTAGTTCTGTTTCGGGAAAAAGTTCTTTATATTCTTCGCCATCAATTAAATCCCTAACTTTTCTACCAAAATTTATAGCAAGGTCAGCGGTGTGTGTTGCTTCTATAATTTTTAATTTAGGATTTTTACCTAATAAATACGCAGGAAATAAATGTGACGCAAATTCTGATTTTGTATGTCTAGGCGGCATATTAATAATTAGCCTTTTTAATTTACCTGACGCTATTTCATCGAAAGCCGCCGCCATTTGTTTGTGGTGGTCGCCGTCTATAAACTCTGACCACATAGCGCGGACAAATTCCATAAACGTACTTGTTGATTTTTCTTGAAATTCTCGTTTTTCAAGTTCTTCTAATAAAACAGTAAACTCTTTTGCTTCTGCTTTATTAAGGTGGTCTAAGTTAATAGTCTTTAAAAGCTTTAACTTTTCTCTTTTGCTATCTGTCAATTTATTTTAATAGTTCGTCTAACTCGGCTATACGTCTTCTAATTTCTTCAAGTTGGTTCATATCTTTTTGAGTCGCCTCACCTTGTTGACGCATACTATTTATTCTAGAAGCTTGTGTATTTAAAAAAGATCGTTCGTCATCTAATTTTTGTAATTGTTGAGCTTGTCGTACCCTTCTTTCAATTTCTAAAGGAGGTATCGCTTCGTCGCTTTGCCCATATCCTGGTGGGTCTCGCTTAATTGGTGGTGAAGCTTTTGGTGTTGGACCATAAAAGCCTCTTTTAGTTAATTCTTCTATTTCAGTTCGTTCTAATGGGTTAGCGGGTCTCCGATTTATAATACGGTCTAGTTTATTAGGATAATAATCTAAATTAGTAAGTGGTGTTTGATTAACTCTATATTTACTAGTTAAAGGTTCCTTTCCACGTCCTCCTTTGAGAGCAAGTTCTAATTGTTTTGGTTCTAATCCTAGTTCAGTAAATGTTTGTCGCCTAGTTACAGGTTCAGTATTGATTGGTCCACGCGGTCCACGTTTCGTGGTGCGTTGTCCTATTTTAGTAAGTGGTGGAATAAAAACTCTGTCGATTACATCCGTACCGACTCGAGCTCCTGATCTAGTTTTTAATAGCCCCATTTCGTTCCCACGAGATCTTGACGTAAATGGAGCTAACCAACTAGGTAGTTGTCTGTTGCTTATTGCAAACCTAGCTGCAGAAGCTCCTGCAATAGGTAATGTCCCTGCAGTAAGTAAGCCTTCTAATAATAAAGGATCGTTTTTAATTAAATCAGAAGTATCTACGTCTGCTCTACTTAATTCACGTTCTAACCGATTACCTTGTGAAAATTCTTTTTCTAAGTCTGCTAAAAGTTCTGTTAATCGGCTCATAAGTAAAGTAGTTTAATTTATGAATGGTTCCCTTAGCGCGTATCTTATTCTGAAAGCCATAGTTCTGTAAAGATTAATCCAGTTCCTCAATTATTTTAATAACGCGGTTTAAACCAGCTTTCGGGTTTTGTTTTTGCCTTGCCGCCGCTGCGCGGATCGCGGGTAAATTAGCTTTTAATAATTCTATTGTATATTGGCTTACATTACTAAGGTCAGTACCACCTTTGCTTTGCGCAAAAAAGTCACTAATTAATTCATCTAAGTTTTGATTAACGCGAGAATAAGTTGCACCTCTGCGTTTACCGAACCGTTCAAAACCTTTCCCCGAACCGCGAGCCATTAGCGACGGTAAACCTGCAAAGGCTTCCGTTACTTGTTGTGGAACCATGGAAGCTAGTTTTGAAGCACTTGTATTTAATGCTTGGGATAGGATTCCTAAAGGAGCCTTGGGTGCGAATAATGAAACTTCTTGTAGTCCAGGATCTTCTTCAGCAAGTTTTAGTACGCGATCGATTTCTTTTTGTTGTTCACGTTCAATCTCAGCTATACGAGATAGAGCGCCGCCGTCAGCTAATTCACGTCTTTCAAAGTGCTCCATTCTTGGGTCAAAGTTTTTGTCGCCTTCGAGAGTTATAAAGGTTTCGTAACCTTTGCGTAAAAGCAAAGGCACTGTTCGTTTGCGCATACCTTCTAGTTCAGGAGCGAAACGTGGATCTTTTCGTCGTCTCAAAAACGCATGTGTTTTAGGATCAACCATCGAGCCTTCTTTGTATAGCTGTTCTATTAAACTTGAAAAGGTTTCGTAATCTTTTTCTACTTTGTCATATTCTTTTTCAAGATCGATTTGTGTTAGACGGTTGATTTTCATAAGTAAAGTAGTTTTGTAGAAAACAGTTTGGCTATAATATAACTCGTAAAAATTTTTTTGCAAAATTTTTTATTCGAAAAATATTTGCAAAACTGAGGCTAAAACTAGGTGTGGGCGGGTGGGTACCCCGCTACGGCGTAAAAGGGGGGTAGCCCTTAATTATATAGGGTTAGGGTATATCGTTTAGTAGAGAGCGCTTATAGCGCTTAGAAGGGTATGTATATAATAGATAGTTAAAAAAAGGGTAGCCTAATGACTACCCTTTAATTAGCTAAATTTACTTAATAATGCAAATGTGTTCTTTATACTGTTCTTCAGTCATAGCATTTTTACGTGTTACTAAGTTCTTAGTAGCTGTACCAGTAGCAGTAAAGTAATGAGTAAAGAAAGACTTTTGCCCAGCTTTAGCAATAATACCTTGAACATACTTACCGCCATTAACATCAGAATACTCAGAGCTATCCCATGCCTTATCTAACTCACCTACAGTACATGAGCCATCAAACTCATTCCATACCATACGCAAGGCAATGCGCACTTGTTTAGGTAAGCTATCATAACAACCACTATCTACAAAGTTGTCACCTAGTACTATTCTTAAGTTAGGGTTAAGAGCACCGCTTACAGATTCTTCTGCTATTGGTTTTCTAGTTTTAGCTGTTTTAGTGTTAGCTGTCACATCTTTTTTATTAGTCATAATATTATTTAGTTAATTAATGTGGTCTTACGTCTGCGCCACGTGCATATTATAAACATATATTAATTATATTAGCAATACTAATTAGCTAAATATATTAAATATTTATTTCTATAAATCCCTATTTTCTGTGGCTCGTGGCTGGCTCTGCCCTCGCTGGCGGCTGGCTGGCTGGCTGGCTGGCTCTGCCCTCGCTGGCTCGCTCGCTCTATCCGTAGGTGTCTGGGTAAGGGTAAGTGTAGAGTAGAGGCAGGGATAGAGAGATAGAGCGATAGAGAAGAGCGATAGAGTAGAGTCAGGGATAGAGTAGATTACGATTGAGTAAACTCTCCCTCGATCACGTTCGACTCGCTCGCTCGTTTCTTAATCAACTCTTCGAGTCGAGTGAGTATATCGTCCTTTGACATTAGGTCGATCTTCGCGGTCAACACTTCGCGTCTATCGATGTAAAGTCCGCCAGCTTTGCCCCGATGGACCTCGGCGGTGATGGCTGCGGATATCTGACCTTGGTCCTTTGCCTCTTCCCGCAGGTCGTGGAGCGTGGCGAGGTGGCTCTCAAGAGAAACTGCGTCCCTCTCTGCGAGTGCCATTTCTAACTCAATGAGATAGTTTCGTACAACTGGGTTATGATTGAGTAGAACACTGCCCTGTGTCTTCGCACCCTTTCGATCCTTCGTATAGCCTGCTTTCATCGCGGCTTCAGTGGCTGTTAGCCCTTTGATATATTCTTTACAGAACTTCTTTTGTTTTGAATTGAGTGGTTGCCATTTCTTACCCGTCTCGTCTATCAGGGTATTGCCGTCTTCTGACGGTACAAGTGGAGTATAAGTGAGTTGTTTCATTCTATCTACCAACATTTCTAATAGAGTTATTAGAATATTAATAGATTTTATAGAAATAAAATAGTTTTCTCGTGCCCTCTCTTCTTCTTACCTGTTTGTTTCTAATAGTTTAATAGAATTCTATTACTTTTGCTTTTTCACACAATCCACTGTTCACGAGCCTTTCAGCATGATTCTATTAGTTTATTACTTCTATTAGTGATTCTTGAAAACTTTTTTCAAAAACTTTTTTATTTTCTAAAACTACTAATACAACTCTTTTAATAATCCACAAAAAAGCCCCTAATCACTTTCGTAACTAGGGGCTCGATAGCTGGTTGCATTGTTTTCCGTACCTTACCTACTCAATTTAGCTATAAGCTGTTAGAGTCGTTATGCTCTCTCATTTTATCATAGGCGGTGCACTGTTTTCGCGAACCTTTTTTAAGTCTTTTCTATTTGTTTTCTATGCCTGAATAAAAAACACTGGTGCTCGACCTCATTGATGTAGTGAGCTACATATATCCAATCGTCATCTTCCATCGTATAAATATATAATCCGACTGGTCCCATCGCACCGTGAACATCACCTGCATGTTGTTGTTTCGAAAATTCTATTGTTTCTCCTACAACTATGGCTATATCGCTCGAGTCGTCCATTGCTTCTTGTATCCACTCGTCGTGGGTGGACTCCCATGAGAATACATCCGCTTTATCAAATCTAATTGTTTCCATTTCTCTCTCCTTTATTAGTAAATTACGCTGCCAAACAACTGCTTGTCCTCGCGCCATCTTTCCACGTCGTGCTGTCCTTGTCTAAACTCCGCCTCAGCTCGTTGGGCTAGTTGCTCCTCGTAGTCCATTGGCTCCCAGTCTGGGTTTTCTCTGTGGAACTTGTCGTTTTGTATCTGCCAATACTCGCTAACTGCGTGTTTTGCAGTCATTCCACAAACTCCCCTAAACATTTGTTGTGGGGTGAATCCAGCTTTTTCTAAAGCCCTATAGTGTCTGTCAAATCCTGTACCGTCTAACGCTACTAATTGTCTATCACACTCTGCTTTCCAATCTATATACATTTCTTTCTCCTTTCTTTAGTTAGTCGCGATAAAATCTTTAACGCTTATATATATTATAAAGGGGACTACTTTGGATTAAAAGCAGCCCCCGAGCAAAACTATTTAGTATCTATAACTTTATAAATCCACTCATGCCATGCGCACCAGTGTAATCCAGTCATTCGCATAACTCCGTCAATACTGTATATAAGTACACAATCGTGGTCTTGACTGCATCCTTCTTCTCCGTGCTCATATATAACCAATCCAGGATGAGTGCCTTCTTCGTATAACTCGTCGAATATATAACTATAAGTAATGTCATGGGTGATCATGTACTCTTTTCCATACCCTTCTAATGAGTCATGAAATGCCGCGAGTTTTTTCAAAACTTCTAAGTTAAATGTTTCAACTCCAACAGTGTATTTATAGTCTTTCGGTTTATTTACCCAATCGGCTATATCACCATGTATCGCATAATTTATGCAGTTTAACTCTAATTTATTTTCCATTTTTTCTCCTTTCTATATTAGTTTAGTTAGGTATTCAAATCCGTGTCCGTCCGATACATGGTGAGTCGCTCTAAGCTTCCCTTCATAGTAATAAATAAATATTTTCGCCCAGTGAGGCTCGCCTACGTCGATACCTCCCCCCTGACTCAAGACTATCACGGGGTTAGGGTATTTATTCCCCCCTTCTACACAACCCGTATTATCTCTCCAGTACCAGCAGTTTCCGTACATTGGTTCGATCACTCTTTCCCAAAAGTCTGGTCCACAAAATATTCCTTCTTTCAGGCATGTTTCACCATTTCCTTCGCCTTCAGCTAATCTTTCGATTATTTCGTTACCTATATACACTTCGTCGATCACTACGTTTTCTCTGCGCTCGACACCTCTATCTTTACTAATTAATTTAATTAAATTTTCCATTCTTTCTCCTTTCTTTAGTTAATCGCGTAAAAATCTTTTTACGCCTATATATTATATAAGGGGAAAAAGTAGAATAAAAGCAGCGCACGAAAACGCACGGGACTATCGCCCATACTTTTTTTGTTTCCGTAGCCTTTCGCGCTCCCAGTCATCTATAGGGTATGAACCTTTAGGTCGTACACCACTGATATAAACTGGTCGCTCGAGTGGCAACCGTTCGATAATTTCGTTGGCTTCCGCCTTACTTTCTAATTCTATTGTTACACAATACTTCATATTAAACTCCATAAGTTATATCTTTTGCGTTAAAGTAAATTTGATCGGCATCTGTCGGCACATCAAACATTTCACACACTTGTCTCCACATCTTAATGTTTTCGAAGTCGTCTACATACAATGCGTGTTTTTTATTCTGTTGGTCGACCTTGCAATCAATACTTATTTTTGGTTTGCTCATACTTCTCTCCTTAATACTGAACCCATGGGCACCCACGCTCCGTCTTCCATTTGGATCCAATTCTTTTGTGAGCCATAATATTCCCACGAGTCTTGGTCGCTGTAATAAAGTACGGTATCGTCGAATCGACTAAACGCTAGTATCTCGCAACCCTCCCAGTTTTGTAATATAACGTCATCGGTCAACGCATCGATACTTACACGTTCGAAATCAGCATCTAACTTATCGAGGTGTTTATCAATAACTTCAAACCATAATCGCTCGTACATATCAGCTACCCTCGTTGCTTGACCCAATGTAGCCGCATACTGTAATACGTAAGACTTTGAGTCTCCTTCAGATAAACTCGGATATATTCTAATTTCGTAATATCTATTTTTCATATTAACTCCTTGGTTTTATTAAACCTTGATCAATTAATGTCTGAGCAGTTCTTCCAAACCACCCCTGTAGTGTATAAGCTAGTCCAGTATCTACTAAATGCTGCCAAGCTTCTAAAACTTGTTCTTCGCTTTCGGCTTCCTCAAAACCCTCTGCAATCCCTATAGCTAAATAGTCATCCATGAGATATCTCCTTAAATGGGTCTAATCCGTAACCACCCTGTACACTAACGTAGCTAAACAACTCGCCTGTATCTAAATCTTCTGCAACTATATGACCACTTTCCCAATATATAAAAATCTCCATATCGGTTAAATCCATAACAGTAAGGTCTAAATCTACTGCAATTCTTTCAAAATGCGAATATACTTTTTCGTAGGTCTCTACAATATTAAAAAGCTCGTCTTTCGGGCAACGTTGACAAAATGTATGTCTATCGCTACCATCCTCGTTATAAATCGATAACCTATATAATTTTTTCATCACGCGCTCTCCTTTCTAAATAGTGGTTTAGCCCTTTCGACTACTGCAGTACCGTCACACTCCTCGTCAATTATTCTTACGAGTGCGTTAATAGTCAGTGCCATCGTCATCGCACAAAACCAAGCGTTTTCTTTACCTGCGTAAGCAGTCATAAACTCCATCACTTCCTCGGTGGATTTTTTACTAGCAAACATATTACTCTCTCTGATTACTAGTGGCTCTTTTTTATCGGTCATTTTCTTTCTCCTTTCTTAGTTAATACCTATATATTATATAAAGGGAACATTACGAATAAAACCAGTGTTCTCATATATAGATTATTTCAAACCGTATTTCTTGGACGGTATCGATCCAAAAGAATACAACATAAATAAACAAAGAAAAGAAGGCTAGAGCAATCGTAACTTTTATGTACGTTCTCCATTTTTCTTGTATTAAGTCTATTATGTTGCTAATAAAGTTAAATACTTTCTCTCTTTTAGAAAGTTCTTTCTTTTTTCTAGGCATCTTCGTTCTCCTTAGTTATAAATTCTAAAATCTCAGCGTCTGCTTTCATCTCTGTAAAAACTAGTAAAACACTGAACATAAATAATAAAATCAAAAATAGTCCAGCAGTCAAAAAATGTTTAATCATCTTTCTCCTTAATAAACTCGTTATAGGGCTCAACCACCATTGGTTCTCTCTTTACAATGACTTCCTCATACTTTTCTTCTTCTATACAGTTTTGCGGATTTACATCCATTTGATAGCTTGCTTGTCTCTTAGCCTCTTCGAGAGATTTAGTTTTGATGTGGTAGTAACCAATCACTTTTCTCTCTGCTCTAATTACGTAAGTTTTCATTACTTTTCTCCTTTTCTTTCCATTCTTCTAACCAATTAAGAACATCTCGTATCTTTACTACATCTTGATCAATATCCCAAAAATCTGCGTCAGAAGAATACCCCATTTCAATTTTTATTTGTTTTGCTTCTTCGCTTGTGTTGTCTAAACCATTTAACTTACTCAAGTTATCACTAGACCATTCATAAAAATCTTTTAAATTTTCCATTACTTTTCTCCTGTGCTACCGAATCCGCCTTCGCCACGATCCGTGATATGACTAAACTCTGATACTATTGAGAAGAATACGTGCTCAACTGGCATAATTGCTAATTGAGCGATACGGTCTCCGTATTCTACGAAATGAGCTTCAGTGCTATGGTTTTTAAGGTACACCTTTAACTCTCCTTGATAGTCAGAATCGATTAAACCTAATACGTTTGCTGGCATCAATCCTTTTATTCCTAAACCTGACCTAGGAACAATTAATCCACAAAGTGTATGGTCGCCGATATATATTCGGTAGCCTAGAGGAAACTCTACTGTTTCTCCAGGAGCTATCATTTTATTATCTAACGCTCGTAAATCTAATCCTGCAGATCCTACAGTCGCGTACTGAGGAGCGTGTAGCTCCTCTGCACGTGGGTCAGTAAATATAATTTCTATTTTTGTCATAGTTCTTTAGTCCCGACTGTATGAAAACCTTCGTTAGCTTTAACAGTTTCGTTATACGCTTGGTTAACACCCTCTTCAGAATACTCACTAGCGTAATCCGTATCGTGCTCAACGATTTCCCAGTTTCGAATCCAATAGACGCCGTTGTCGCCTGGATCGCCGAAGTTGCCGTAACATCCGACGCCGAGTGATAACGTACTTCCAATCGCGTTACCGATAACTTGTGTTAATCTAGCGATGCAATACGTCGGATCATTACCTCGTATACCGAAGTCTTTCGCGGCTTTCAAAAAGCCTTCTACGGTACTACGACTACCGTTCCAATGTAGGTATATCGCTGGACATTGATCTTTTTCTCTACGTTCGTCATCGAACGCTATTACTGCTCTATTTCCCATTATTCCCTCCTGAATAAAATATTATTAAAACAACTGCCGTCAATGCAAC